CTCGGAACGTGATAACGATAGAACTTCTTTGCTTGCTGCATTGCGTCTCGCTGGCCAACATCTTGGCGCGCTGTCTGGTGATAACGAATCAGGTAACGAGCAGGCGTTCGCGGTCTGGCTAGGAAATGCAGCCGCTCGGTCAATGAAGCGCGAGTTGAAGGATTCGATAGAGTCGAAAGCGATCGTCTCAGGCACGATAGAAAAAATTCCGCCGCCCTCAAATCAATGACTTCTTAGTCATTATCCTTATGTCTTCTTCTCTTTATCCATAAGAGTATTACTTAGGCTAAAATCCTAATATCCCCTCTCGTCTCCTCTCTTCTCCAGGACAAGGTAATATATAAGGTAAGTACGGTAATCGTGTATAACCGGTAGGCAGGGGGGGTACACCCTACGACGGTATCGATATGTATTAAGAAGTAAGACCTCCTGTATTTTTTTAATGTTTTCAGCTATGGGTGTTATGTTTTTGCGAGTTGGGAGTGGGGGTATATGGTAGAAGTTCTTGTTGCTTCTCGGGATATTTCTTCATCGGGGGATGTTGGAGTATCTTCGAGGCAGCGTCTTGGGCAATTATGCTGGGAGGATATAAGTCTTTTATGGCGTAAGTTGCCTGACAGTGATCCTGTTGGTCATCTTGGTTGTGGTTATATTCCTACTGGTCGTGGGTGTCCTTCGTGTGATCGTATTCTGGGGGGTGCGTTGCCGGAGGGGTATTCGTACCAGGAGGATGCGCTTCGTGACGATCATCTGACTGTAATGGCTACGGGTGGTGAGCAGGCTGGGAAGACGAACTGGGCGTCGATGAAGGGTTTCCAGGTTATCTGTGCGTTTATTGGTGCTTATGGTGAGAGTGGCCGTGCGGCTGGTGAGGTTGCGTGGCTTGTTGGTTCTGCGTATGAGTTTACTGCTCAGGAGTTTCAGAATCTTCGTGACTGGTTGCTGTGTACTCCTTTCAAGGTAGACCCGTCCAAGCGTGTTGATCCTGGTGAGATTTTGATACGTGTGAAGGGTGGGCATTTTACGATTAAGACTCGTTCTGCTAATGATGAGCAGTCGTTGCGGGCTGAGAGTCCTGTTGTTGCTGTTGTGTGTGAGGCTGCGCTTCTTACTTCTACTGCTTACGAGCGGTTGATAAGCCGTGTTGCCAGGGCGAGGAGTATGTTTCCTGGTTTTGGTGCGATTATCATGTCGGGTACTCTTGAGGGATCGCTTGGCTGGTATCCGACGTTTCTTGAGAAGTGGAAGTCACCGGCGGTGCAGGAATCCGAGAATGTTGCGAGTTTTTCGTTACCATCGCCTTCTAATGTATTTGCTTTTCCGGGTGGGTTTGACAATCCTGTTATCAAGGAGTTGGAGGGGAATCTTTCTCCAACAGCTTTCAGGGAGCGGGTTCTTGCTGTTCCTGCACCTCCTTCGGGACGTGTTCATCAGACATTTGATCCTACGGTGCATATTCAGCCTACGAAGTACGATGCGTCGTTGCCGGTCTATCTGGCTATAGACCCGGGTTATTCTGGCAGAAGCTCGACTTATGCGGTTGAGGTTGTCCAGCCCCGGCCTCGTCCCTGTCATGGAAATCACTTCTGGGTGATTGACGAGATATTCGAGGTAAGGCATCATCCTACGGAGATTGCCCGGATGGTGATGCAGCGTTACTGGTGGAAGAACGAGATGAAGACGGCGGTTGTTGACATCTCGGCAGAGGGGCACAAGGACGGTATGGAATCTACCGTGGAGGTCTGGTATAAGACCACCGGCCTCGTGCTAATGAACCAGAAAGTTAATATACTACCGGGAATCGGACGATTTGATTCGATGCTTTCGATATGCCCGGAGTGCCAGGAACCGTATCTGGTATTTGATTCACGGAAATGCCAGGGGGTTATATCCGAGCTCGGGGGAGGGACGAATCCCTTTGACGGGCAGGTTCATGTATATTCCTGGCAGAAAGATCGGCAGGGGATCGTTGTTGGCGGCAACCCGGTTGATGAATACTGTGACGGGATAAAGGCTATACCCTACCTTTTTGTCAACCAGTTCGGGTATGCTGAGGCACGTCAAATGCGTAGCAAGGTTGGTCGCGTTAAGCGACATCGTATAGATGGCTGGTAATGACTACTCAAACGACTGATCAGATACAGCGTATTCTGGACCGGATACATCGACGCTTTAATTCCATGAGCGACGTCATCAAGAGGATGGACGATGACGAGGCTCGCTGGCGTATGGAGTCTTTCAGGCCCGATGCCAGGGAGGGGATTGCTCCTGAAGATGCTTATACCACCAATATCGAGCGAGTTATCGCCGAGAAGGTTGTTTACGGTATTGCATCGTCTAATGTCATAGTCCGTGTGAATCAGGATCCCGGCTCTACCGATAACGAGGATGCCAATAACGAGTACGAGCGTCTTAATATTGGTTTTCTAAACGAGGCAGACCGGAGACTGGAGGCGCAGGGACAACCTCCTGTTCTCGACCAGCTCGCCTGGTATTCGCCCAATCGCGGGCGTTATGTGGCTGCACGGGCACTGTTGATGAAGAATGAGGATGGCGAGACTGTTGTAGATATTCTTCCGATGGACCCTCGTAATTTTGTTTTCGACCGCGACCCTGAAGGGATTACATGGGCTGTTTACAGGATGATGAGAACCCGGCAGGAGATCAGGGATTCGTATCCCGGTTTTCGGTTCGAGCCAGCTGGTAATGGTATAGACGAGACTGACGACCAGCGTCCTGAAGTTATCTACGATTACTATATGAGAAGCCGTAAGCGCAAGTCTGACGGGGGATTCAGGACTGTATGGCTTAACGGTGTAATTATTGATGAGAAGTGGGCAAAGCGGCCTACTGACACGTTTGCAGAAACCTCTCCGATTATCGTGAGGGCTGTCGGGTCCATGCCTAATATGGGACAGGTTTTCGATAATGACGGCCTTTTTAATAACGAGGTCGATTTTGGCGAGTCTGTATATGCTCCAAACCGCAGTATCGTAAAGGCGCTCAACCGTATGCGGTCGTACCGTATGGCGCTTACTGCCTACCAGGTAGACCGTGCTTACAAGGCAAAGTCTATTGGTGGGAACCTTACATTCGAGGAGAATCCATTAAAGAAAGGTTCGGAAGTCACACTCGATACGACTGCCCAGGAAGATGTCGAGGTAATTAATATTCCCGGCATGGGAGTTGATGCCCAGATGCTCGAAGGCGGGATTACTGCTGATGCACAGGCAGGAGGACTTTCCGCACAGGCTTTATCGGGCCAGCCACCTCCAGGCGGGCTTTCGGCTGCTGCGATGCGGCTGCTTGGAAACAATCTCGGAGAGCGTACCAGGCCGTTTTTGAAGCCGGTCGAGACGTGTCTTCTTGGCTGTCTTGAAGCTCTCAGCGCGCAGTACGAGACGGGTTCGTACCGGCCTATCAGGGTAATTGGAAAGACTATACGTCGTGAGGCATTCGACCGGCAGATTCATCCTGAGAGTGTTGCAGATCATGGTACTCTTACATTGAAGCTCATACAGGTACTGCCTGAAGACGAGAATGTTAAGTGGGCAACTGCCCAGCTTGCGATTACGCCTAACTCGTTTGGAGAGTCACTTGCTGATGTAGAATACGTCCGTGAAGAGATTCTTGGAATGCAGGATGCACAACTACCATCTACACGTCAGGTACTCGAACGCGCTAAGATGTCCGCACCAATGCTTGGTCTTAATGAGATGTACCAGGCAGCAATGAGACGGGGCGAGACTGATACAGCCATGTATATTGCAGGTAGAATCCAGCAGATGGGGATTCAGGAGTTCCTGGAAGACCAGTCGAAAATGTATGCTTTTATGCAGGCAATGGGCGGTCCGCAATCTCTTCAGACAGCAGCAGCTGGTATGGGTGGAGGCGGGGTTCCCGGCGAAGTACCCGGCCCGGAAACACAAGGAGTACCCGGAGGAGCTCCGGGAGTAAGGCCGGAAGTTGCAGCAGCGGCAAATTACGCAACGCAGACAGGCCCGCCGTCACCAGTTGCCGGTGAGGCGAGTACGGCACCACGTACTGGAGGAAGTGGACTTATACTTCCAGATGGTAGGCCGGTAGAAGAAATCGGACTTACAGGAGCATAATGCAGAGGCTACGATTGCTAACAGGAGTATAAGAAATGCCTTGGTTTCTAGTTAAAGATAAAATCGGTGGAGTTAATTTCTGGGAATTTGGCTCTACCCCAGAAGAGGTTGCCCGTCGGGTTGGAGGTAATGTTGAGGTAGGTAAAACTCCATATGATTTTCCTCGGGTATTGAATAATGAAGGTCTGCCGACTGCTGATCGTAATCCAGGTTTTAATGAAAAGTTCACGAAAGATCGTGAAGCTAACGCCCTTGCATGGGAAAAAGCAAATCCTGTGCAGCCAGGTCTGGCGGGTATGGAGGGTGCGACTGAGGGAGACTATCTTGAACTTGCCGCCCCGGAAGCAGCTTTCCGAAAGTATCTCAGGGGTCTTAATCTTGGCCCACAGTATTATGCGCCACCTGCAGCTGAAGGTGCAGCAGCAGCTCCCGTTTATGCACGTCCGACATTGCGTCAGCAAGCAGCCCAGGCTCAATATGAACCTTTAAGTGCATTATTTACTGGCCAGCAACTTCTGGGCACCGTAGATCCAAGAGAAGAAGATGAAGTTGCGCGCGAACAGATGTTTCGGAGCTTCCTTGAAGGTATTGGACCACAGGCAGGTGTAATGCCAAGGGCTAGACCTAAAGATCTTAGAAGTACTTTTGCCGAATTTGAGGATATTGGAGGATTAGGATCTACTGGGCCAATATGGCAGCAGATGGCTACTCGTCCCCAGACAGTTACTGAAGGTAGGCCGCTTGCCAACCTGGGGCTACAGGCTCTTAGATCGACAATATCGCCACTGGCATTACGGTACTTCAACCTTCCAAGCCAGGAAGAGCTTGCGACAAGATATCTTTCAAGTCCTACCCCTGGTGTTCAGAATTACGCTAAATTCCTCAGGGCGCAGCTTGGAATTCCGGCGTAGGAGTCAATATGGCATTTCCATTTGACAATGACGATGTTAATAACCCGTTTATAGATTTCCTTGAAGGGCGTACTCCCGAGGCATTTCTGTATGAGCGTCTTGGTGCAAGGCCGTCACTGGGTGCCCAGCGTGTTACGCAGGGACTTACGCCACTGTTACTGAACCAGTTTCAGGGTCAGATAGCGCGTCAGGCACTTGCAGGTGAAGTACCCGAAGAGCGGTTTCGCAAGTTCATTGACCAGATGAATTTCAACCGGATGATCAGGCGAAATACACCCGGAATGGGGCTGACAAGCTCGTTGCGTATGCTGACGTAGTCTGATGGCGCATAGACCGACCCATCTTTCAGAACTCTCACCCTCGTTTGAGAATGTTGCTGCTGCTCAAAATCAGAGTGTTGTGCACGATTTCGACGTTATTGCGAAAGAAGTTTCAGACGGTCGCCTCAAGTTAAATCCAAAAGATCCTGATGCCGTAACCCGTTTCAGCACATTTCTTCAAGATACGACAGCCAAATTTAACCAGACTCCCGGTATGGGACCGGCAGCAGCGGCTGATGTTTCGATGGAAGTACCATCACGGATATATGATCCCGGAACGATAAGAATCCCACAGGGTATTCAGGCAGCTCCTCCTCCTCCTCCTCCTGTTATCGTACCTCCTCCCCCTGTAGCTCAGGAGACTCTGGACTCAGAACGACGACTTCAACTTATGGAGGAGTTTCGCTCAAGAGGACTTATGCCTCCCGGTGGATTTACCACTGACGAACTTGAGCAGATGCTGGCAACTCGTGATATAGCCGTTGGCGGCGAGGAAGGCATCAAGGAACGACAGTCTACGGCTACATCCCCAATGCGTATGCTTGAACTCATGCAGCGAATGGGCGAAGAAATATATGCTCCTATTGGTGCGAAAACCGGTATGGGTTTCTGGGGGCCAGCTCCTCCCGAGTTTCTGGAAGCTGTTGAAGCTTGTCGCGCACGTGGGCCTATGCTGGGAGAAGTAGACCCGTTAACGCCTGAAGTCCGCGCATTGCGAGAAACAAGCCCTGAGTTCGCTGAGATGCCTATCATCCCCTCCCCTATTAATATATTACTAATGAAACTGGGTATTCCTATTGATTCGAACCAGAAACCATTATGGACTCTCGGTGGCGCAGAAGCCGCATCAGAGTTACTTAACCC